CTTTATCTCCAAATATAGCTTGACCATTAAAATATGTAACACCATCAACTTCTTGATAGCCCAATTCTTTTTTAATAAATAATTTTCTGGACTGGTTCCTGATGAAGGTTGGATTATTTCGACTTCTAATGGGTCTAATGAACTTGATACTCTAAAATCAACTTGGTCCAATAATGTAAAGTCTACACCAGTATCAGATGTCAAACTTCCGTTTCTTTCTATTACACCCGCATAATCTAAGTCTGGAACAAACCCACCAGAACCATCAGATTTTGCTGGAACTTGTTGTGATACTTCTATTTCTACGGTAGAAGGAACTGCTGTCTTTGGTTTATAACCATAAGATTGTGCAATGTTATAAACATTTTTCTTTTCTTCCGCATAGTTTAATAAAGTTTCTCTATATTGATTATCTACATAGTAGTTTAAAACATCACCTACATAGGATGCCATCTCAACAAACATCATACCCGGTGATGACTCATTAAAGTCATTATATTGACCTGGAAAATAAGTTTTTGCAAACTCAATTAAATTTTGTCTGATAGAAGAGAAATCTCTACCAAGATAACTAACATCTTTTTTTACTACTTTTTTATTTACATTATAGTCGACTGCCATTTTATACTCCTACATCAAAATTAAATGAAATTGTATCAAGTGTATTAGGTTCTAATGTTGTAGAAAACTCTAATGTTATCATTACTTGATTTTCATTTGTTTCATTTTGAACTATTACTAAATCATTTATATTTACATAAGGTAACCAAGTTGAAATTGATTGTCTGACATCATTATCTAATTCATTTAAACTTGATGGTGTTATTTGTTCAAACAACAAACTTTTTAAATTAGAACCAAAGTTTGGCTGAAATACTCGTTCACCTTTTGATGTTAATAATAAATTTCTAATATTAGATTTTACTTGTTCCCTAATAGTTTTTGTTTTGTAAAAAAACCCCTCGGGACTATGGTCTAATGGAAATCTTATACCAACATAAATGTCGTCATCTCTATCTATTTCTCTAACATTTGGCATTATGGTCTATATCCTGTATCACCTTTTTTCTTTTTATTTATTGCTTTCATCAAACCAGAATAATCACGAGTTAATGCGTTTTGAACATCTTCTGGAACTGAGTCAACTGAAACACCTGCTTTTTTAATTGTATCAACTGCTGCCATTTCTCTTGCTCTTTCTTTATTCTGTCCTCTACCTAAATCTCCATAACCTAATACTTCTGCCATATTGTCAGAACCTAATACTCCACCTCCCAATGTTGGATATTCATCTTCCATTGGTGCTCCTAATGGTTTAGTGTTGTTCAATACCTCATTCAACGCTTTGTCTTTTGTGTATTGTTTCTTTGGTTTTTGTTTGACTTTTGGTTTAGGTTTAGAAATCGTTTCTGCTAGTTTGATTTCTTTTTTGTCATTAATAAATATCTCAGTCATCTGTTTTTTAACTTCTTTACGGACAACTAATTCGATTATTTTTATTAATTCATCTTTCTTCATTTCTACTCCTAAGTCCTGTTGATGCTCCTGGATTAGCAGCAGCATATGAACTGACTATATTTGACAATGATGTTAAAATACTATCAAGTATTTTTTCTAACTCATTACCCAACACTACTGGTTGTGTATTTTCTCCACCTAAATTTATTTCCTTTGTATAAACATTAAACTTTTCTCTTCCGTGTAAAACAATATTATCTGATTGTAAAGTCATTTGTGGTTCATCATTATTTATTATTTCCCCATCTTCAAAATTAAATTTTACCTCTTCTTTGGTTGTTAAGTAAATAGAATTAATTTCTTTATCAAGACTTTCATCATAAACAAACTTACCAGTCCCAGTATTTAATCTTCCTGATACAATTTTCACATTAGGTGAGTCTACATACTCAACTTCATCTTTTCCAAAATCTTTATATTGATTACTACCTAATCGAATTGAGTTTCCAAATCTACCCTGTATGATTGTATCACCTTCACGACATACTAATTTTTTACTTGCTTGTTCAGTTCCAGCAAAATATTTTCCAGGATAATATACTTCATCTATGGTTTCAAAAGAACTTATGTTTTGTCTAACATTTCCTATTGGTGAGTTTTGTATATTAAATTTTGACATATAAAAAAACTTACCTGCCAATTCAACTCCCATAACAACTTCACCTATAATAGGAAGTTGTGTTAAATTTGTATCGAGTGGATGATATGTTGCTAATTGATTTTCTGGACTCCCTTGTTGGTCAATAATATTTCTACCTATTATAGCACCAATAACTGGTTCGTCCACATCAGTTAAAACATCTTTAACTTCAATTGGTTCAAAATGTAATGACATTAATTTTCCTTACTTATAGAATGTTCTATTTCGTCTCTTTTGATTTGTAACTCCTGAACATCTGATTCTATTGCATTCATCAGTTGTTCTTTTTCTGCTTCTGATAAACCGAACTCATCTCCACTATCCGATATTCTTTTTTCTGCTGCAGTAATTCTTTGAACGATTGTTGCCAACTTAACAAGTTGTTCGTCGTTCTTTACATTGATTTCTAAGTATTCTTTTAACATAGGAATAATCTGAACGGCCGTATCTCCGTCCTTAATAAATCCAACCACCTCTTTCATCAATACTTCTAATTGTGTTTTATTGGTTTTGGAATTATCATAAATGTCTTTGAATACATCTGATAGGGTTTTTCCCTCGAATATTTCGTAATCTTTTGCCATAGTTTTTACCTAACAATAAATATACGATATTGAAAAAATAGGGATATATATTTATATATCAAATAATTTTTTTGTTTTTGACTTATAATTATTATACGAAGTCGGTTTCAACACCGATTTTTGTTCATTTAAAGGGGGAAACTAAAATGAAAGATACAATCAAAATGATTATGGACGCAGTAGGTGGAATTAAAGACTTACTACTTCACATAATCGGTTTAGGTG